CCTTGTGTATCAGTTCCTCGATTGTCACTGGCGACAGGATAGAGTCAAACAGCGCATCGCCGTCCGTGATGAGGCCATGGCCCAGGCGGTAGGGCGTGGCGGTCAGGCCGACCACGCGCAGCGTCGGGTTGATAGCCGTCAACGCCTTGATCAGCGTGCGGTAGCCGCCCTCCTGCTTGTGGCTCACGAGATGGCATTCATCGATGACAATCAGATCGACGTGGCCGATATCATCCGCTCGCTTCCGCACCGATTGGATGCCCGCGAACGTGATGGGCTCGGCTAATTCCTTGCGTTTTAATCCGGAAGAATAAATCCCAAGCGGAGCATTCGGCCAGTGCTGAAGCATCTTTTCTGCGTTCTGCTCGATTAGTTCGCGGACGTGAGTTAGCATCAAGATTCGGGTTTCCGGCCAGCTTTGCAGAGCGTCTTTGCAGAGCGCCGCAACGATATGGCTCTTGCCAGAGCCGGTCGGCAGTTCCAGGCAGGGGTGGCCGTCGTTCACGCGGAACCAATCGTAAAGCTGGTCGATTGCCCGCTGCTGATAGTCTCGCAGTTTCATTTTGCGCGCACCTCCTTTACGGTTGCGCCGGGGAATGCCCGCCGGACTTCGCCGATCTCTTGCCTGACGCAGTCCTCGCCGCCGGCAATCAGTTCCTTGCTGGCAAACGTGAAGGCGTCAGCTTCGCCATTGCGCACATCGACGCCGTTGATTTCGTAAACAGCCTCGTGCGGGTTGGTGCTGTCTTTGATCGGCCACGGCGTTAGATCGGGGTGGAGAACGTGAGCATGGCAGCCGGTGCGCTGGTGTTCAACTTCGACGTGATCCGCTCCCCAACGGGCGCAGCCCCACTTACCATCATCTGTCGGCGTAGAGTGGGCGCAGGTCCGGCAGTTGACCTCCTGGGTCAGCCGACGCTCGTGGCAAAAACTGTGAGCCGCGCAGAATTTGCACTTCCACCATGTGGGATCGGTGCTGATGGGATCGGGGATACGCTCGGCGGTGGCTATGCGCCGCCCACGGTCCAGCAGAGATTCTGCCGCGTCTTTGTCATAGCGGACACGCTCGGTGTAGATGCGGTCGTCATTTTTGCAGACGGCCACATAGAGCGCGCGGTCGATCCCCAGGCCATGCATGTAGAGCTGCATCTGGCACCAGTGCATCGGCTTGCTGTCGAGAACGCAGGTTTTTATGAGGTCTTCAAACGATTTTAGGGCGTGGGTTTTGAACTCAACGATGTGGCGACTTTGCTCAGCACCCGGCACGCCGCTTTCCACAATGCCATCAACCGAGCCGCCAAGGTGGCCGCCTAGCACAACGGTCTTTTGGTCGTAGCCGGTGTGGCGCAAATCAACGCCAATGGCGCGCAGGTCTTGCGCGAGGATCGTTTCCTCGTTGTGGCCCCTCCTGAAGAGCCGCCTGATGCGACCAGGGAATTGCTCGCGCACGGCCCAGCGGAACGAAAGCCATATCCAGCGGTCACAATGGTGGCCCAGGATGGACGCGCCAAGGTGCGGCCTTGGCTTATCCGGTCTGGCGGCATGGTAGGCGTCGATTGCATCGCCAACGCGGTCGGTCGGTGGTGGGAGTTTTGCCATAAGAAAATGCCGGGGCTTTCACCCCGGCTCCTTTTGTCTATCGTTGCCANGGNGGCGTTGAGGCTGCTGGCGCAGCGGCTGGCATTGGCGGCGCTGATCTTGCCGGCCCGCCAGTTGCCAAAATGCTTTTGACCTCGTTGCGCTTGCCATAGGTGGCGTCTTCACTGATCGACACCTTCACGCCAATGCTTGCGCCGATCAGAACGTCGGTGTCTTGCACTAAGTCAACGCGCGCGGCCTTCATGATCGCGGCAAGTTGCTGGCGCGCGATTTCCTCGGCCTTAGCGTTTGGGTTCCTGATGTTGAGGTTGGTCCACAGCACCCGGCCTTGATGCGTTGGCCCGGTTACGTCGAGCCTGACGGCTAGATATTGGCCGGTGCCGGCCTTGGTAGACCGAAGATCAATGCCGGCGACGGTGGCTGTGTAAGTGCCTGCCGGGATCGGCTCGAAATCGCGCGACTCATCTGCCGGGATGTCATCGAGCGCAATAGGGGTGTCAAGAAACGCCATGGCTTTAGTCCTTTGTGATGCTGAAAGAGGCCCGTCCGGGCTTAGTGGTGATGCCGCCCAAAAGCGGCGTTGTGATCGCCGGGTCTGTTGCTGACCATGCGGCCACGTTAATCTCAGGCTTCCATCGGAAAAGCCGCCCAAGATGTTCTGCTATGCCCTGCTCTGCCGCGATCTCTTGGATCAGATCGGCGTCAACCTTGCGCGTCATACGCCCGACGACTTTGACGCTGTGGCCGCCGTCCGTGTCGGTGCTGGAGGTGCCTTCGAGCCCTTCTGGTATTTTGAGCAGTTGCATGATGTGGTTTTCGAGTTTGCGCCGCCGCTCTACCAGTTTGCGTTCGGCTTCTTTGGCTGCGATCCACTCGGCTGCGGCTGTGTCTATGTCGAGATTGTGAATTTGGTCAGTCATGCTGCACTTCCACGTTTTCGTGTAAAAACTCGGCGAACATCTCAGACAGTTCGTAGAGGGCTTCGGTATCGCCTTTGTTTGCTCCAGACATTTTGACAACGAATTTGCCTACGCCAATCGCAGCAACGGCGATATCTGACGGCTGCGCGTTATGCTCGACGCACATTTTCATGAAGTCCTTAGCCAGCAATTCAACACTGGCCCTAAATTCCTCATCTTCGTCCATCATAAACCGCCAATCTTTTCAATGATCGCGCCAATGTCTGGGGCTTCCCAAGCATCCAGCTTGCCGCTCCTGTCCTTTGCCTGCCACAGCCCGTCGCTCTGGCACATCAGCCCGCGCTGGACGACACCCTCGGCGTCTTTTTCAACCCGCAGCGCAGCCACGATGTCAAAAAAGTAGGGCAGGGCTTGGCCTGTCTTGTTCCCCGGCATTGACGGGGCGTACATAAGCCGGCCCATTTCATCGCTGGATTTGTCCAGCTTGGCCGTGAACAGAACGTGCTTGCCAGACAGATCGCGAAAAAGCCGTATGGCCTCCTGCATCATCGTCTGCATCTCGCCATATGCCTGCCGTGGGTCTTTGGCCGTGGCTTTCTCTTGAGTCAGGCACACCTCGCCCATCTCCGAGATGCTGTCGAGCGCCACGCTGTCAAACTGCTTGGCTTCATCACTATCCTTGAGCCAAGTGTAAGCCTCGCGCAGCGTGTTCATGCCGTCGATCTCAATAAAGGGCAGGTCAGCGCCCGCGATGGACAAGAGCCCAGCCTCGGCGCTGAGAATGATCGGGTTTGGCATGGTGGGAATCAGGCTAGTTTTGCCTGCTCCCGCTTGGCCATAGGCCAGCAGCTTAATGCCGCTGACCCTAACCGCGTTAGTGTTTTGAAGATTAATAGCCATTTGGCTCTCCTGTCGGTGGGGTGGGGTGGGTGACGAATAAGTTAGGCTGCTTTGGCGTATATCGCTGCGGCTGCGGCGTGCAGGCTTGGCGCGCGGTCGTCAATCCATGATGTTGCTGTCTCGCGTCCGACAATGCTGTCATAGGCGGCTTGCTCGGCTTTGATTTTGGCTGCGATGTGAGCCTCAACGTCGCCATGCTTCGCAAATTTTGCGGGGTCCGCGCGGAAAGCCTCAAGCGCAGCGGCTGCACCACTAAGGAATTTTTCCAGGGCCGGGGCGTTCACCGCGATCCATTCGGCGCGGATCGTTTCAGCCCAAGCTATCTGTTTTTCGCTGCCGGTCATTTCGTTGGTCATTTTCGTTTCCTCGTTTTAGCGGTCGGCGGGATGCCGGTTGCTGTCCTATTTTATACGCCTTGCGGTTTTCATTGTAAACAGTTAATGTTGGCCCCACGTTAAAAATATGGAGCAGACGATGACGACAGACGAAGCTATCGGGCATTACGGCAGCAAGGCGAAGCTGGCCGCGGCCTTGGGTATCTGGCCGCACGGCATCTATAAGTGGGGCGAGCGCCCGCCTATGCTGCGCCAGTACCAAATCCAATGTTTGACGGAAGGGCTGCTGAAAGCGGATGATAAGCGATGATGAAAACAAAGGAGCGCGCCAATGGCTGACATAACGAGCATATTTGGGGGCGGTTTTTCGCCCAGGCCGGTCTACGTCGAGCCGCCTGAAATCCAACTGGCCGACGCCATGCGGAGCGCCGGGATTGAACCACCGGCAAACCTCACCATTGACGGACAACTTCACCGGTTCAGCACCAAGGGACGCGCCCGCGACGATTCGGGCTGGTATGTCGCCTATCCCGACGAGCCCGTCGCGGGCCGGTTCGGCTGTTGGCGGGATGACATTGATTGCGTCTTCCGGGCCGATATGGGGCGCGATTTATCGGCGGTTGAGCAAATGGCAATCGCCCGCCGGCAGGCAGAAGCCAAGGCCAGACGCGATGAGCAAAGGCAGCGCAAGGCGGCAGTCGCAGCCGATACCGTCGAGGGCATCTGGTCCGGTGCCATCGCAGCCAGCCCCGATCACCCATACCTCAAACGCAAAGGCATCCAGGCGCACGGGGTCCGAGCGACAGGTGATGGCCGGCTGATCGTCCCGCTATTTGATGCTGATGGCAGCCTGTCCAGCCTACAATATATCGGCTCCGAGAAACGCTATCACCCAGGCGCGGCCACTCGCGGATGCTCATGGACGCTAGGCGATCTGGACGGCGGCACGATATTTGTGGCCGAAGGATTTGCCACCGCCGCGACAATCCACGAGGTCAGCAACCGCCCGGTGTCATCGCCTACAGCGCAAACAACCTGCCAGAAGTTGCGCGCCAGCTACGCGAGCGGCACGGCGATCAGCAGGACATTGTGATCGTTGCCGACAATGACGCTTCCGGCGTCGGGCGCAACAAGGCGGACGAGGCGTCGGCTAAATATGGAGCCCGCATCGTCATGCCGCCAGAGCTTGGGGATGCCAACGACTACGCCCAAGCCGGCGGCGATCTGCTGGCCTTGCTATTCCCGCCAGCCGACGATTGGCTGATCCAAGCCGACGATTTTAGCGCCCAGCCCGCGCCTATCAAATGGCTCGTAAAGCACTGGATACAGTCCGACGCTCTGATAATGGTCCACGGGCCGTCCGGCGGCGGCAAGACGTTTATGGTGCTAGATATGGCGCTGTCCATTGCCAGTCGCGAGGCTGTCCTAGAATGGCAAGGCCACAAGGTCCGACATGGCCCGGTGGTCTATCTAGCTGGTGAGGGACATCACGGGCTACGAGGCCGCGTTGCCGCCTGGAAGCAGCACCACGGCGTAGGCAGCCTGGAGATGTGGCTGTCGAGGCATGGCGTCGATCTCAACACTGCGCCCGGTTATCAGAAGGCGGCAGACGCGATCCGCTCGCTATCAGAGATGCCCAAATTGATCGTGGTTGATACGCTGCACAGGTTTTTGGCCGGCGATGAAAACAGCG